AGAAGTAGTTAGCTCTGTAAACTCACAGTTAATGTACTTACCTGCGAATAGAGAAGGAGTCTTCGTATTCTTAAATCTACAGTTTTGGAATACCCATCCTTGCTTGAATGTTGCGAGACTAGCTACGTAAGTTAGGTAGTTGACATCTTGACCTTGGAACGTACAGTTTACGAATGTCTGTGGTTCTTGCTTTACTTCTATCGTCCATTGTAGGGTAGTTGAAAGGGAGTTAGTCTTATCAACATCATTCAGGAATGAGCAGTCATCTACTGTTACAACATACGGGAATGGTGTATCCGAAACATATTTACAGTTGTGGAATGTACATCCTACTAGCTTAATCTGTCTCGTTGCGTAAGCTCCGTTCGTTACTACTTGTGCTCCGTATACGTAGTTGTTTGCGAATATAGTCTCACCTGATAGCGATACTTTGTTGTGTCGGATCGTATTCCCAGTTACAACTACTTTGTCGGCTCCACCATTTACTGCTAGACTAACGTAACCACTGTTTACAGGAGGTAGTAATGTGTTTCCGTTGATGTAGATGTTCTTCCCGTTAACCACGATAATATTGTACTTCTCGTTCTTGTAGAACATGTTGTTGTTAATATATATCATTTGGTTAAGGTCGTAACCATCCTCGATGTCTATTCCTGATTGAGGGTCTGCTCCTGAGATGTGGTGAATTACGTTTCCTGTTATGTGTACGTTCTTTCCTCCACACACCGATACACCTTGTCTACGGTTGTGATGTAGGTTACACTTCTCAATGTATACATATTGTGCGAAAGAAGGTACACGAACGTTAATAAGGCAGTTAGCTGCTAGAGGTACAGTAGATTGGTGTAGCACTACTTTTGCGTACGTAGCTCCTGTAGGAACTTCCACTTCGTCAAAGAATTGTACGTTTGTAGAAGATGCTACGAAAGTATTACTAGCGTTGTAGAAAATAACATCGTAGTAGTCGCACGTAATGTCCGATCCTAAACCTCCGTAACCATTACCGTATAATCCGAAATATCCGTATTTTACGATAGCAGGTTGTGTCATATCAAATTGTAATTTAGAACGTATCTTAGATGTAGTTGTTACTAGGGAACCGTCTGTAACGCTAATAGCTCCCTGCTCCCATGAACTAGCTAATGCCGTAGGTACAGGTGAAATCTGTCCAAAGGAACTATTGATAGTGATAGAGTCTCCTGTGAAATCGAATATCTCTAGTTTGTCAATAAAGATGAATCGGCAGTTGTTACCTCCGTTTGCAGGAGGAGAGAAGCTACCTACCTCAATACCGTAACCACCTTCATGCGAACCACCGCTACTGAAGTCGTGCGTTATTCTATCACCTCGGATAATACCGTTTGTAACTCTTGAATACACTTGGTTATCCTTGAAACTGATAACGCTATATCCTGTGTATCCGTTTGTTTCCTTTTGCAAAGTGGAGCCGTTTAGGTTAAGTACTTGGAAGCTCTGCGGTCTTAACTGGCTATCTTTATCAATAAGGTACGTACCTTTTGGTAATACTACTTCCATGTATCCGTTCTGTGCGGCCCATAGCATTGCGTCATTTAGTCCTTTTGTAGTTGCGACTGCACTCGTTCCGTTGTTCTTGATACCCCACTTCGATAACTCCACAAGATAGATTGGAGAACTGCTATTAGCCCCTCCTCCTGTTGGTGGTTTAGGTTTCCACTTTCCTGATACTGCTTCGTATGTTAATACATCGTCATTACCAGGTGCGACCGTATCCACGTTTAACAGGCTATCCAGTTTTAATGCGCTAATCATCTTACCAGTTTGTCTAAGCTCTAGCTCTAACTCCCCTAGCTTTCTTTCAGGATGCATATACATGTTGTCTCTAAACTTATCACCTAGGAATGTCATAACAGGGTACCTTCCCTTCTAACTATTGATAGGATTTTAAGCTAAATAAAAAGACCCTCTCGGGTCTTTCATTCGTTCTATTATACGCTTCGTACGTTTGCAGATGTTAGGAAGTAGAAACGAGCACTCTCTGAAGTGATTTCGTTCGCTTTAACATCTTCACTGTATGTATCAATTGAGCACCCACGGTATGCGATGATAACTTCTTGTGTGTAGTTATCGTACAACACGATATCAAGGATGTCCATTTGAAGCACTTCTTCACCTAAAGCAGCGAAGCCAAGAGTCGCTAAGTTCTCTTTCTTCATACGGAAACGTTCTACTGTTACAGAACCTTCGTACTTTAAGTAAACGTGTTCTTGTGGCATGATAGAACCGATTTGGTATACCCCAGTTGTACCAAAGCTACGCTCTGCTGAGATAGACTGAGCACGAGCAATCGGTACGTTTTTAATCATGAAGTATACTGTATTACCAGTCTGTACCGTTTGGTTAGTTACAGATGCCATGTGTAGTTCACTCCTGTTCTTTATTATTTATAGAAGGGGATCGCTCCCCTTCTATTAAGCAGTTAGCTTGTTGTCTACGTAGTTGATACCTACTGTGATGTCGTCTAGACCACGAGCTGGTTGTACAGTGATGTTGATTCGAGCAGAGTTACCTGTGATAACAACTTGTACATCGTCAGGGTTGTAGTCTACGATTAGACCATCTACATTCTTTTGGTTGTCTAGGAAAGACTCAACTGCGTTCTTGATGATAGATGCAGACGTGTTACGGATACGAGTTCCGATGAACTGTTCGTCTAACATTGTACGTAACTCAGTAGTTAGGAAGTCACTAACCTCTCCTAAAGATACACGGTTTTGTACAGGCTCTGAAGCAGTGTTGTAAGTAGTTGGGTCACTTACGATACGGAAGTAAGAGCTTGCACGAGTACGAACGAACTCTACCATTACTACTCCTGCTCCGTCTAACTGATCTAACTGGTCGCCAGTGAACTTGATGTCTAATGCTTCCACATTTAACTTCTTGTATGTAACTGGCTCCCCTACTGCGATACCACTTGCGATACCACCGATTAGAGCAGCACCCATGTATGCAGGGTAGTTGTATACTCGACCGTCTGACATTCTACGAGTTCCTGAGTTACCAACTAAGCTAACACGAGGGTTACGTAATCCTGCTTGACGAGCTTTCAACTTGTCGAATGTGTCTTTTAGACCTCCACCTACGAATCCTCGTAGTTGGTTTCCTGCGCCTGACTCATCACGTAAGAACTGAGATAGTTCACCGTGAATAGCTTCTTTGTCAGTTAGAGGTACAATGTAGTACGCTCCTAGGTCTGCTACTGCCGTGAATAACTCTGCCCAAGATTCCCCAGGTACAGTTGTTGATCCACCAGCTAAGTTTGTAACTGGAATTGTAGCAGGGATTGCAGTTTTCGGATCGTATGATAACTTCACGTATGGGTCAGTGTCAGTTTGGTTAACTAGGTCTGCCCCAATAGCAGTTAACATTTTAGCAGTTGCCTTGATAGGAGTCTCTGTTAGTACGTCTAAGAATTGAGTCTCTACGTTTTTGTTACCACCTAGAGAGTTTGTAACTACTTCAAAGTCAGGTAGGTTACTAATGTCATTGATTAGTACGTTAACATTTTGGTATACACCAGTTCCTAACGTATAAGTACGAACTACAGTAGCACCTTGTGCATCTGCACCTGCTTTTAAAATCAACTGTGTTGCAAGTTTAGATGTAGCGTCTACTTTAACCTCAACCCCAGCGTAAGCCTGTGCCCCTTTGTACTTGATAGAGAAAATGTTACCGATGTTGTCGTACACTTGCTCGTAACGTTCTTTTGTGAAGTACACGCTAAAACGTTTAGACTGCGTTAGTGTATTGTCATCTAATGCGTACTGGATTTCGTTTGCATCTGCACCGTAAAGTTTAGAAGTAACTGTTAATCCTCCGCTTGTTTTTGTTCCTTGTTTTGCATCGTCTGCACGAATAGCGTAAATCTTACCTGCTCCACGAGTATTAGGAGATGGGTTCCAAGCCATTTCGATTGCGTCTAATAGTTCCCCACCACGGAAGAAGTCTCTAGCCTGTGCAAAGTTCGTTAGTTCTACAGGAACTTTTGGTTGTCCACCAGTTGCAGAACCGATTAATACAAGAGGTTTTTCACTTCTTGCGTTAGCTGACCCTAAACCACTAGCGTTAAGAGTAATCTCTGTGTGAGGACGCTTTCTGTCGTGTCCGTATGATACCATAGCGTTTTATCTTCCTTTCTATTTTAGCGTTATTCTAAACCTAAATATTGTTTAAGCTCGTTGAGGAAAACTGTCTCGTCCGTTTGATAGTGGCGACCATTCATTAGAGCTTTGAATCCTGCTGCTTGCATACTACTCATACCAAACATTGGGACTGCGGTCTGTAGGAATGTATCTACATGCACATACGGTTTAATTGGTTCTACCTCTGTTGCTTTTTTAACCTCTTTTTCAACCTTAGTCATTGCTATTTCCCTCCTTCTACCTTCATGTTAACCATGATTTTCTCTAGCTTGTCCAATAGCGGAGCATCTAGGTTATAAGAAGTTTTGTATGTTACAATTGTCTCTCTGCCGTATAGAATCTCAGGGTTAGTACCGTTCTCCCTACCTAAGTTAACTTCCTCTATCTGACCGAATTGCAGTCTTTGTAGAAGATTGTTCGTTAACTCTTCAGGGTTACTACGCATTAGGATTAAGATAGCTTTAATCACTATATCTAAGCACCTCACTGTATCCATGTTCGTAGATACAACTAACACCGAATATTGTTCTGTAGCAGTGAAACCTTGCTTTAACCCAACCTCTTCACCCGTTGTGGCTATGTAGACTACCTTAAAAGGGTCTAGGATATTAGCGAGTTCAGGATCGTAGTCAAAATATACTCTGTTGCCCTCGACTGTAACGTTATCTTCTCGGGAGAACTCAAAGCCCCTCACAACTTCTAACTCACCAATCGGTTTCGATACTTCGAAGTACAGTCGTGTCTTGTCATCCGATACATGGATTAACGACTCATCTTCGATTAAAGCTCCCTCTTTAAACAAGTAGGTGTCTTCGGTATTACCAATACTTGTGTCCGATTCTACTCCTTCTCGTAGACCGATATAGATAGCTCCTTGTTGTGTTTGTTTATCCTGTGGCATCGTGTATACAATCGGAATCTCCCTAACTGGGTCATCCCCTGCATACGTTCTCATGAAGTTATTTGCTACACGAGGTTGTATATCTTTTAAGATTTCCTCTATAATATAACGGTTCGTAAGGAAAATTTTTAATTTCTCCTCTATTTCGTTATATAAATAAGAGTCGATACTAGGCATCATATTGTAGTCCACCTCCTAACTTTCTACATACCATTTTTCATCTTCCACTTCATTAATCGGTTAACGTTTGCAATGAATGTTTTGGACGTATCGTCCTTGTTAACCTTGTCACGATTGATGATCCAACTTCCTGCTGGCGACTTATCAGAGACTGTCCTGAAAGCTACGTAATCGTGTCTATTACTTCCTGATTTCATCTTCGTGATGTTATTAGACTTCGGTGTGTAATTCAGTAGAGAAGCGTCAGACTGTCTTCTGCGGTCGTATAGATAATCCGATACAACTGTTTGCTTAGGACTATCACCGATATCGACTGCACGGAGTTGTTCATACATCCGTCTAGACATACCTCTAGCCTTACGTCTAATCGGTACTGTTAAGTACCATCCACCGTCTTTCTTTGTCTTACGTTTAGAGCTTTTTGCGAAGTATGGTTTAAGGTCGATGACCTCTAACTTTTCTAACCGTTCCTCTGTTAGTTGTAGGTACTTCGGCATGCGTTTAGCAGAAACATTTTTCGGTTTACTATCTATAACTGCTTTCATACCTGTATCTAACACGTCTTGAGCAAGGTTGTCACCTAGGTTAGTCATTGCTGTTTTGATAGCGTTGTTACTCTTAAATAACCTAGGTCGTCTTGCCTTCCTAACCATTAGCCTTCACGCTTCCTAAAGAATCCGTTCAGACCATCAGGGTTCGGTTTACTCTTCGCATCAATCTCTAGACTAAGCTCTTTGTTGTCTACTCCAATTTCGAATGCTTCTTTATCAATGAATACGTCCTCACGTTTTAGTAATAGCTTTTGTGGTAGACGTTGTAACTTTCCACTTGTGTCCCT